GTGTTGAAATATGCGAGTGAGGAATTGCGTGCTGATCGTGAGGTGGTGCTGGAAGCGGTGAAGAAATATAGCTATGCGTTGGCGTATGCAAGCGAGGAATTAAAGGCTGATCGTGAGGTGGTGATGGAAGCGGTGAAGCATGATGGGTTTGCGTTGTATTATGCTGGCGAGGAATTGCGTGGTGATCGTGAGGTTGTGATGGATGCGTTTGGATTTGCGTTGAAGTATGCGAGTGAGGAACTTCTGGCTGATCGTGAGTTTATGCTTGAAGCGATGAAGCTGCAAGTATGTGCGTTGAAGTATGCGAGTGAGGAACTTCTGGCTGATCGTGAGTTTATGCTTGAAGCGATGAAGCTGCAAGTATGTGCGTTGGAGTATGCGTCTGTTGAGTTGCGTAATGATCGTGATCTGGTGCTGGAAGCGGTTCAACGGAATGGCTGGGCGTTGGAGTATGCGAGTGAGGAATTCCGTGCTGATCGTGAAGTCGTGATGGAAGCGGTGAAGCAGAATGGGTGGGTGTTGAAATATGCGAGTGAGGAATTGCGTGCTGATCGTGAGGTGGTGCTGGAAGCGGTGAAGAAATATAGCTATGCGTTGGCGTATGCAAGCGAGGAATTAAAGGCTGATCGTGAGGTGGTGATGGCAGCGGTGAAGCAGAATGGGTTGGCGTTGAAGTATGCGAGTGAGGAATTGAGATATGACAGGGAGATTATTGATTGTGGGCTGGGGATAAAAAATGATTGATGAAAATAGCACGAGAGAAGAAATGTTGGCAGCGGTGAAGCAGAATGGGAATGCGTTGCGGTATGCTAGTGAGGAGTTGCGTGGTGATAAAGACGTGGTGCTGGCAGCGGTGAAGAAGAATGGGGATGCGTTGTATTATGCTAGCGAGGAGTTGCGTGGCGATCGTGAGGTGGTGATAGCAGCGGTGAGGCGGAATGGCTTGGCGTTGGAGTATGCTAGTAAGGGATTACTATGCGATAAAGAAATAGTTTTGGAAGCGGTTAAGGAGAGGGGGTTGGCGTTGCAGTATGCAAGTTATATGCGTAACCATAAAGACGTGGTGCTGGCAGCGGTGAAGAAGAATGGGGATGCGTTGTATTATGCTAGCGAGGAGTTGCGTGGCGATCGTGAGGTGGTAATGGCAGCGGTGGTTGAAAATATTGGTGCGTTGCAGTATGCAAGTGAAGAATTGCGCAATGATAAAGAGGTTGTATGTGTAGCAGTCCTTGAAGCGGTGAAGCAGGGTGGGTATGCGTTGGAGTATGCGAGCCATGAATTGAAGAACGATCGTGAAGTGGTGGCAGCAGCGGTTCAAAAGACTGGATGGGCGTTGATGTTTGCATCTGAGGCTCTGAGTGGGGATAAAGATTTGGTGATGGAAGCGGTGAGTAAGAGTGATAGTGCGGATTCGATCTTAGAAGTAGCCTCTGAGGCATTGCAGAATGATCGCGATGTGGTGATGGAAGCGGTAAAGCGGAATGGTGTTGCGTTGCGGTATGCGAGTAAGGAATTGCGTAATGATAAAGAAGTTGTGCTTGCCGCGGTGAAGCAGGATGGCTTGGCGTTGGGGTATGCAAGTAATGAGTTGCGTGGCGATAAAGAAGTTGTAATGGAAGCGGTGAAGCAGGATGGCTTGGCGTTGGAGTATGCAAGTAATGAGTTGCGTGGCGATAAAGAAGTTGTAATGGAAGCGGTTGGTTACAATGGGAATTTCTTGAGGAGTGGGCGTGCGTTGAAATATGCGAGTGAGGAATTGAGGAATGATATAGATGTGGTTAGGGCAGCTTTGAGTAAGTCTTGGGACGCGGTTAACTATGCAAGTAGGCAAATCCAACGTAACATTATCCAAGATTGGCTAGGAATTAAAGAGTAAAAAATGATTAAGAACAAAAGTACGAAAGAGAAAATACTGTCGAGCCTAAAGTTTAACACAATTGGGTTGGTTTATGCGGGTGATGACTTGCTGGCTGATCGTGAGTTTATCCTTGAAGCGATGGAGCGGCAAGTAAGTGCGTTGGCGTATGCGAGTGGAGACCTGCTGGCTGATCGTGAGTTTATGCTTGACGCGATGAAGCGGCAAGTAAGTGCGTTGGATTATGCGAGTACTGAGCTGAGGGTTGATCGTGATTTTATGCTTGAAGCCGTGAAAACGAACGGGCTCGCCTTGGCGTACACAAGTAAGAGATTGCAGGCTGATCGCGACCTCGTCATGGCGGCGGTTAAGCAGGATGTTCGGGCGTTGCGGTGGGCAAGTAAGGAATTAAAAGGTGAGTTCGACGATGATTAAGCCAACTTTAACTTATGACTCACTAACGCAAGAGTATTTTTATGCTTGCAGTCGCGAGGAGAAAGACATACCGAAACAGTGCCGGATGAAGTGGTCAGCTGGAAACACAGCTTGGAAAACTAAAGACTGGGCGTTAGCCATGAGAGCCGCAGAGCTTTCAGGTATAGGGACTGCCATGTTCAAAGATAAACTAATTAAGCCACCAGCTCGGCTCACCCTACCGGATTTTTTATATGACTACCAGAAGGAAGGCATCCAAACGATCGTGGCCAATAAAAACCTATTGTTGGCCGACGAGCAAGGGCTAGGAAAAACGGTACAAACCATTGAGGCCTTGCGGTACATAGACGCTCGACGCATTTTAGTATTGTGTCCGGCCTCACTAAAGTATATGTGGCAGGAACAATTTGACCAATGGTCGGACAACCTACTCACCCAAGTAGTAAAAAACGGGAAGTCTATAATCGATCCGCCAAAAAATTGGGAGATACCGCCTTATGACCCGGTACAATTTAATCCAGAGGACGAACACCCATTAACTCCGGTTCAGATTAACGGTGAGTCCAGAATCATACAACCATGCAACGTCGTCATTGCTAACTACGATCTGGTGTCTAAACGGTATATCTATGAGCAGTTACGCGCATGGGCCCCCGATATGGTGATCTATGATGAAGCGCATTACCTTAAGAACCCCACGTCCAAACGGGCCAAGGCGTCGTTTCTCCTGGGGGCTAACGCTAACCGGCGGCTGATGCTTACTGGTACCCCGATGCTTAACCGGCCTATCGAGCTTTATAGCATACTTCGGTTTTTAAAACGAGAAGCTGTGGAACCGTATGACAATTATAAAAAATACGGGTATAAGTTTTGTAACGGTAAAGAGGGCCCATTTGGTTTTGATGTTAAGGGAGCAAGTTGTACCGACGAGTTAAACTACAGGCTCAAACGCACGGTCATGCTCCGGCGGCTAAAGGCCGATGTGCTTACCGATCTACCGAGCAAGACGATGCAGATTATTCCCATGGAGCAAACCAAAGACACTAAAAAGATAGTCAAGCAGGAAGGATTGTTTGATGTAAATAAGATTTTAGAGAAGCCGGACGCCAACCTTATTGGCGAGATGGCTACTATCCGTCGAGAGCTTGGAGAAGCTAAGTTACCCCAGAGCATTAGTTACATTAAAGATGTAATGGCAAGTGGCGTTGAGAAGGTTGTGGTGTTTGCGTATCACAAGTCAGTATGCGAGGGGCTGTACGAAGCGTTTAAAGACGACGGTGCGGTGCTAGTCTATGGCGGTACGGCTTCAACTGATCGCCAACGCTACGTCGATCGGTTTCAGAAAGACGCAGACACTAAAGTATTTATCGGCCAGATACAAGCTGCTGGCACTGGGCTTACCCTAACTGCAGCCAGTCATGTAGTGTTTGTAGAGAACAGTTGGGTGCCGGGCGAGATGGACCAAGCAGTCGATCGCTGCCACCGCATTGGCCAAAATAATAAAGTAACGGCGCAAGTATTGGTTGTTAAGGATAGTGTTGACCATGTTATAATGAGATCAATGTTTTTTAAGAAGAGAAGGATTAAGGAGGTTTTAAAATGAATGTGTTGAGTTTGTTTGACGGTATGAGTTGTGGCCAAATTGCGCTAGACCGCCTCGGCATAAACGTAGAAAAGTATTATGCAAGTGAGATTGACAAATACGCCATTAAGATTGCTCAGAAAAACTACCCAAACACTATACAATTGGGCGATATTAAAAACGTAAAGGGTGAAGACCTGCCAACTATTGATTTAATTTTGGCGGGGTCGCCTTGTCAAGATTTGAGTAGAGCCAAAACAGATGGCGAAGGCCTTAATGGCGAAAGGAGTGGGTTGTTTTGGGAGTATGTGAGAATTTTAAAAAAAGTAAATCCAAAATATTTTCTTTTGGAAAATGTTGTAATGAGGAAAGAGTGGGCCGATATAATAAGTAAAGAACTTGATGTAAAACCAATAGAGATAAACTCAAGCTTAGTTTCTGCGCAGAATAGAAAAAGAATGTACTGGACTAATATACCAAACATAAAACAACCAAAGGACAAGGGTATTGTGCTTGGAGATATTATCTATGATGACACATATAAGGTATTTACGGATGAAAGAATAACCAAAACAAAAAAGGCGACAAAAAATTACATTAAGTGGGATTTGAGTGGCAAAGGTTATTGGTCGCAACAAGATAGGGCTTACTTCAAAGAAAAAAAAGTATGTGCCTTACCTAAAACAAGTCCCGCTAATAAATTAAATATTGTTTTAGATTATGAAAATGATATTTATAGACGCATGCATCCAATAGAGGCTGAAAGATGTCAAAATGTACCCGATAACTATACAAGTGGGGTGAGTGATACTAAAAGACTTGAAATGCTTGGTAACGGATGGACTGTAGACGTTATTTGTCACATTTTAAAAGGAGTAGGCTATGGAAGTAATTGATCATCGAACAGAAAAACTTAGTAAGATTGTTGGGCTAGAAAAGAACCTAGACATGACGGCTCAATACGCGCCTCGACTCGTTAAACGCTTGGGGGTGGGTAGTAAACATGCGTTCCCGAGCTGTTATAGTTTCGATGCAACGTATGGGTATTTTGTAGCCAAGGACGGCAGCAAGCTCCCGGGCGCACGGGTGCATATACACCACAACCTATTGGACTTATCGGTTGTGGAAAACTGGGCACTGTCCTACGTTGACGAAATACTAGACCCAAGGAACCGAGCATTAAAGGATCTGGTTAAACGCATGGCGAATTCGTTTAGAGCCGGAGCGACCCGTGTTAGTTAAGAAAGCGAGAGATTTTGCTATTACGTATCATAAAGGACAGAAGTATAGAGGGCTGCCGTACATAGAACACTTGCGGCAAGTGGCTACGTTTTTGATATTTGAGCTTGACATTACCGATGGAGACGCGGTTGCGGCTGCGTACCTTCACGATATATTAGAGGACACTCAATGTACTGCGGAACTGCTTGAGAGAGAGTTCAATCAAGGTATCAATGCGATAGTTAGGGCGCTAACCCGATACTCGGGCGAAACCAGCGAAGACTATATTACTAGAATTCACCATGCCGGTCGTTACGCCATGGCAGTAAAAACAGCAGATCGAGTGTGCAATTTAAAAAACCTAATAATAGATGCTGAGGAAGGTACTTTAAAACTAAAACTACTAACTCGGTACGAACGCGAGCGTCAAACTATACAACGGTATTTCCCTATGGAATTTGTCGCGCATCTCGATAAGGTACACTGTTATTTGAGGGGGGTATTATGAGCGCACATTCACTATTCGGCGCATCCGCCGCACACATTTGGACTAACTGTACGGCACAGCCATGCTTGGCTTCACAAGCTAAAACATTTGAGGAGTCCAGTGATTATGCTAACGAAGGGATCACGGCGCATAATATAGCCGCCGAGATTTTAAAAGGCACGTTCTTACGAAATCTCTGCCGCGGATCGACAGGCCCCTTCGGTTCTTTACCCGACGAGATGATCGACGCAATTATCATGTACGTGAATTACGTGCGGCGACACGTTAAGAAAACCAGTAAGCTATATGTAGAGCAACGTATCCGCCTAGACTCTATTGACGGTGGTCACTTTTTTGGCACGGCAGATGCTATCGTTTCGTCCAAGACAACACTAACGGTTATCGATTTTAAGTACGGCCAAGGCATTAGTGTGCAACCAGAGAACAACCCCCAACTGCTTTACTATTTGTTGGGCGCACTAGAGCTTGAAGGGCTGGACATCCTGTGCGGTAAAAAGTTTTATGTAGCCATTGTGCAACCACGGATGGATAAAGACCCAATCCGTAAAGTTGAAGTGCCGGCTCGATCGTTGATTGCGTTTCAAGCGTTTCTCGAAGGAAGGTACGAGAAGGTAAAAGAAGACCCAGAATACCGCCAAGGCCCATGGTGCCAGTTTTGTAAAGTCAAAGGCGTGTGCCCAGAGCTTAAACGCATCAGCAACGTCACGACTAAAACCGATATTGAAGGTGATGTTACGTCGTTACCGGAGGTGGAGCAGTTAAGCATGGACACAATCAGCAAGGTACTAGAAAACGCCAGTGCTATAAAGAAGTGGTTGACAGCGGTTGAGACCTATGGTTATAATCTAGCGTTAGAAGGTTGTGAGATTCCGAGACATAAATTAGTATTAGGTGGCCGAGCCACCAGAAAATGGATTAGTGAGAGTAAAGTTGCTGAAGAATTACAGAGCAAATATGGCCTCGATATTTTCGATATTAAACTCAAGTCTCCAGCCCAGATGGAAAAGTTAGTCGATGACAAGGAGGTTGTGCAACAATATGTAATGGTGCCAGAGAAAAAACCGGTACTGGTTTCGGACACCGATAAAAGAGAGCCTTATAATTTAGGCAACGAGTTAACAAGTTTATTAGAACAAGGAGATTAAAATGGCAAAACAAAGTTACAAGAATAATGTGGTCACCCCAGTGGGCAGACTATCGTACCCGTATTTAGTAGATAAGTTAGTTACTCAAATAGAAGGTAAGGTAGTCGAGAAGTGGTGCGTAGACTTGCTATTCCCCAAAGACACAGACCTATCGTTGTTAAATAAAATCGTTAAGGATTTAATTAAAGAACAATGGCCAAAAGCCACGCCCGAGTTGCTTAAGAAGATTCGAGGGCCCTTTAAAGAGGGCAACGCAAACCTCGATAAAGAAGGTGAGATAAAGGCTGGGTACGAAGATATGATTTATGTTTCGTTGGATACTAAAAACCAAGCTCCGATACTCAAGCACGCTACCGGCGAGCTTATGACCCCAGAGGATGGACGCAATGAGTTGTACGGTGGGTGTTATGGTCGCGCTTTAGTTAACGCCGGAACGTATGACCACCTTGGCAATAGGGGCGTTAAGTTCTACCTAGCCGCTGTCCAAAAGCACCGAGACGGTGAGCCAATGGGCGACGGTAAAACGACGTCAGCCCAAGTCGATAAACTTATGGAGGCGTTTGACGATCAAGAGGCCGCAACAGATAACTCAGATTTGTTGAGCTAAGGCGCACTCATGCTATATATCGACTTCGAAACAAGGTCGTATTGCGACCTAACAGCCAGTGGTTCGTGGCGATACGCACAAGACCCAACTACCGAGATTTTGTGCATGGCCTACGCTTTCTCAGATACTGAGCCTAAACTAGTAATAGGCTCAGAGCTGCCAGATATAGTAGCTTTGCACATTGATATGGGCGGGATCGTTGAGGCGCACAATGCCATGTTTGAGCGAGCATTATGGGAGTCTATATGCGTAAAGAAATATGGATGGCCAGAGATAAAGCCGGAGCAATGGCGATGCTCCGCAGCATTGTGCGCCCGATGGGGCGTCCCTCGAGATTTGAAGACTGCTCCAATCGCCTTGGATCTACAAGAACATAAAGACACCGAAGGCCGGACTATCATGCTTCAACTAAGTAAGCCCCGAAAGACTAAAGACGGGCTTGCCTATCTCGAGGACGATACTAAACTCAAGAAGCTGTACGACTACTGTCTTCAAGACGTTCGTACTGAACGAGCAATTAGCCATCAGTTCACCCAAGACTTTGGTTTTGAGAAGAAAGTGTGGGCCCTAGACCAGCGGATCAATTACCGTGGCGTACCCGTTGATCGGCAAGGCGTCGAGAACGCACTAGAGCTACTCGCCCTATACGCCGAACAGCTTGATAAAGAAGCCAAAGAAATAACCGGCGGTATCGCAGTAAGCCAACGAGATAAATTAATCGAGTGGGCCAACGCGCGCAGTGTCGGTTTGCAATCTTTGACTAAAGAAGCCGTGGCCGATTGCCTCGACTGGGTAAAAGATAAAGAAGTGAAACGTGTATTAGAGATTCGTTCACAATATAAAACGTCCACCGCCAAGTATCAACGGTTACTATCCAGTATGTCAGAAGGCGACCGGATTCGAGATGCGTTTGTTTACTATGGCGCACTAACCGGACGATGGGCTGGCCGCTTGGTTCAGTTCCAAAATTTACCCAAAGGTTCCGTCGCATCCGATCAGATCGACGACGTGGTGGATTCTGTGGTTAAAAAGGATATTGCCAAAATAAACGCACACGAGGTTGCCCCTATGTTGCAATTGTCTAGTTGCATTAGGGGTATGATAGCCTCGCCCACAGGGAAGTCCCTATATGTGGCGGATTTCGCCGCTATTGAAGCCCGGGTCGTTTCGTGGCTTGCGAATTGTAATTTAGCACTAGAACAATTTAAAAAAGGAGATGATTTGTATGTTACCATGGCCGCCAAAATATATAACGTTACTGAAACCGAGGTTACCAAAGCCCAGAGGCAATTGGGTAAGGCTGCTATTCTCGGTGCTGGCTATGGCATGGGCCATAAAACCTTTCATCGGACTTGCGCGTCGTGGGGAATGGAAGTCTCGGAGGAGTTAGCTCAGTCCGCCATTGCCACGTACCGTTCTGTGTATAGCGAAATCCGGGATTTGTGGAGACACACCGAGCTGGCGGCTACCAACGCCATTCGGTATGGTAAGCCTGTGACTGTGGGGAAGGTCACCTGGTTTATGCACGAGGGCAACCTACACTGTAAGCTACCGAGCGGTCGGAGCTTGACGTATCGTAAAGCTCGACTCAAAGCCAAAGAAACCCCATGGGGCGGCGAGAGCTATGAGATACTGTATTACGGTTCTCGAGAGAAGGGGGCTAAGTGGGTTGAGATAGACACGTACGGTGGGAAGCTGGTGGAGAATATCACACAAGCCATTGCCCGAGACTTATTAGCCGAAGCGATGTTTAGGCTAGAGGATGCCGGGTATGATATAGTCATGCACGTACATGACGAGGTAGTCTGTGAGGTTCCCGACAACTCTACCAAGTCGTTGTCAGAGTATGAAGCTATTATGGCTCAGGTGCCTACATGGGCAGAGGGTATACCGATTGACGTTGAAGGTTGGGTCGGTAAGAGATTTAAAAAATAGGAGAGTAAAGATATGGATTTTGAGTATTTCATGATAGTGGCTTTTATGTTTGCATTTTCATTGCCTTTTAACCTGGCGGTAATTTTGTTTTTTCTAATGGCTAGAGATATTCATGACTTTGGCGATAGGGTAATCGGCTATTCTGGCGTTTTTTGTTATGCCTTTTTTATGGTTGTATTTGATGTTATCGTAGTTGGTATGCTGGTCGAATACACAAAAATGTAAATAGGAGGATAAAGATATGGATATAGATATGGTGTTGGTTTCGGTGTTGATTTCTTTATTATCAATAATAATATCAGTCATAAATATAGGCCTATATAGATAGATTTAAAAAATGACGATTACTTCTATTATCAACGTAGTTACGTATCCAATTGCTGTAGGGTTTCGGTATTTGTTTTGGTTTTTAATTTACGCAAATTGGGACAAGCGTATGTTTTATTTTTGTTGGGATCTGTTTGCGTATCTGTATAAACTATCTCCAACTTGGAATTACGATACAGAATGTCGCCTGTATCGTAGGTTCTCGACCCGTTTTTTTCGAGCTTTGAGGTATCGCTATCGACTAAGAGACGGTTTCCGATTGCTTCAACAATTACGTACAACCCTCCCGATTACAGAGACGGTTCCTGTTAGGGAATTAAAAGCTGGTCGGGAACATATATACATGCAATCAGATACCTTTTATCTGTACGGGCTGTATAATTCGTTCCGAGTCTTGAAAGCCCCCGGTAATATGTCTTTTTTAGCTCGCGGGATCGCATTATTTTATTACGGATTCGCAACCGAGTATTACGCACAGTATTACCGCCACTCAGAATTGCATATGTGTAAGGTTGAAGATGCGACGCGCGCCCTAAACAAGCTTTTTAATTTAGATCAAAAATTCCGTAAATACTTTAAAAAATAGGAGAATAGATATGGAACAGATACCGTTTCCAAATAAGAAATATCAGATTATTTATGCAGATCCACCTTGGAGTTATAGAGATAAGGCACTTGCAGGTAATAGGGGTGCGGGATGTAAGTATCAGACGCAAAATAAAGATTGGATTGATAGCCTTCCGGTTTCAGAGATTGCAGACAAAGATTGTTTGTTGTTTTTATGGGTAACAATGCCGAAGTTGAATGAATGTTGGGATTTGATAAGCAAATGGGGGTTTGAGTATAAAACTGTTGCATTTACTTGGGTCAAGAAAAACAAGAAGTCGGACTCTTGGTTTTGGGGTATGGGGAGTTGGACAAGAGCCAATGCAGAATTGTGTTTATTGGCTACTAAAGGAAGGCCAAAAAGAATAAACGCAGGTGTTCATTCTATAATAGATACGCCAATCCAAAAGCACTCGCAAAAACCACAAGAAGTGAGAGACAGGATAATCGAGTTAGTTGGTGATTTGCCACGCATAGAATTATTTGCCCGAAATACAACAGATGGCTGGGATGTTTGGGGCAATGAGGTTTAAAAAATAGGAGTTGCCATGATAAATTGGTTTAGAAAAAAGAAGTTGATAGAAAAGTTGATAAAAAAGTACAACGTGCCAACAGAGCTACAAAAAGACTTAGTCGCTGTTACAGATAAGTATTTTGTAATTGAGTGGTTCTACGATAATTATGATGATGTCATTCGTTGCTTTATTTACGGCCGCCAACCCGACGGTACCTTAGGTGACCGCAAAGGAACGACATGGTTCGAGAGGACTGGTCTCGCCGTTTGGGAAACGGACAACTTAGATAGAATACGCGACGACATAAATGCACTGTGCGACTTAGAAGTTCAAGCTGATTCGTTAAAAAGAAGACGACGTGTTATGCGAGATAGATTTTTATGAGGATTTGAGGTATACTATAAGTACGCATTTGATAGCTATGCTGTCTATGCCTTGATAAAATATACTATCGAATGTGTACCACAGGCCCAATACCAGTTAACAAAAAGAATAATTACTTAAACATTTGATTGGGCCTTACAATTTAATATGACAAACAAACAATCTATTATTGCACTTGATCTAGGAACCACTTGCGGGTGGGCCATTAAACACAATAACCGCACGCATTCCGGGGTGTTTAAACTAGCCCCCAGTCGGTTTGATTCATACGACCAACGGTTTATTACGTTTCGTAAAAGCCTACAAGAGCTAATAGCCAAACGATTTAAGGACGCAGATCTCAGTACGGTACAAGTGTTCTATGAAGAAGTGAGGCAGTCCCAAGCCCCCGACGCAGCCCACATGTATGGCGGCTACAAAACCGTGTTAACGTGTTTTTGTTTAGATCATGGCATATCGTATAAGGGCGTGGGCGTAAAGACGATCAAGAAGTTTATTACTGGCACTGGCTCGGCTGGCAAAGATAAAGTCATAGACAGTGTGCGTAAGCTCGGCCACTACCCAGAAGACGACAATGAAGCCGATGCCATCTCTATTTTGTACTACGGACTGGACTATTTATCGTAGGGCTTAACCAAGCTCAGTTATAGCCAAGATTGCCACGTAATAGAAAGCGCATAAAACAATAGTAGCCATGTGACTAAGACGGCACACCCGAATATAGCCAGTAGCACCACACAAATGGCATATAGTATTGTTTTTATCACTAGACAATATCCAATTTAAAACCAGTTGGATAGGTTGCCAGTAGCTTATTAAGCGCATTCTTGGAATACGACACAGCCAATTGTCGGGGGTGCCCCATAAACTCCCAGTCTTTGCCGACTAAGATACACCCTTCAATATCCGATATGAAATTACCCGCATGAATAAGGATGCCCGATCGCCCCGGAACATTTAACACAACAAACGCTTCGGGGTATTTCACACTGGTGTGATTGGTAACGTTGTATTGCCCCCACGGGATGCACGACACATTCCGCATATTACGCTGCCACGGTAACTCTAAAGTCTTACACACCTCGGTACCGTCCGAAGTGTGTATCGCTCCGAGTATACCCCGATTGCTTTCTATTTCTCGGTTAAGAGTTAGCAGAGGGGTCATTTTTCGCTTTGTCGAAGTTACAAGCAACCAAGTTTACTAGAGCCATTACCCCTTTTAGCTTTTTATCTTTAACGGCTGATGACACTGCGGAAGCAATAGTCGCCCCTCCGGTAATAGCCAACGCCAAACTTTGGGGGTCGTCTAGGTACTTAACACTAACGCCCACTGCACCTGCGCCCGAAGCCGCAAGTAAAACCTTATATAGTGTTTTTAAAAATTTAACCATAGATATCTCCTTATTTAGTTATAAAATAATGCGCTTATAAGCCCGCCAATAACGCTCAGTAATCCAGTGATAAAAGTTGCGTTAAGACGCAACATAATCGTTTTAACATTCTTTCTGTGTTCGTCTAGTAACTGAGTCATGTGTGCCAATTCTCGACTTATCTCCGCAACCCGGATTTCAAGTTTATGTGCTTGTTCTGATACGGCGTCCAGTTTTCTTTTGTCGTAGTTCTCCACACAGAAGTAGTATTACACACGTTTGGTAGCTTTGTCCATAGACGAGTTCGTGCGTTTTTTGCTAATTTAATGGATCTAGTGGGGTTTGTATACACGTTTTTACCTTATTTTTTAAAACACAAACAGAAACAATTATTAAACCACTTCCACCGTTGGCCTACATGTCTTTGCAGCGGTTTTTTTGACAACGCATTATATTTAAAATACCATAGGCGGGATGATGGTGTATGGACGGTGGCTTGCAATACCCCTTGACGGTATCGATACTCAGTACCGTTTACAACTAAAGAAACCCCACCGGCGACTGAAGATAGAAACCGCTTCCATGTCGGCGGTTTGTACACAATATAGCTACCCTTGGGGTCGGCTATATATTTTTTTACTCCCATAACGAATCATCGGAGCAATTAAAGGCTTCTAACTCTTCAAGACTAAACTGGCTAAGCGACGCTTCTAGGATATTCGATTTTTCTTGTAAGCAAGCTATGCTGGATTTAACGCTTTTAGCCTCCCGCAATACCGTTTTGTCTTGTTCGGAAATGCTATAGCTTGGGTCGATTGCTTTTTGTTTCTGCTCCCGACACAGGATGTCAATAGCTTGCCCTTGAATGTTATTTTGTTTCCATAAAGGGTACTGGTTATTAATACGCCGTGCGGCTTCTTCTTTAATACACGGTATGTGTTTCTCAACCAAATATGGTTTGACTTCTTGCGCCGTTGCTTGCCTCCAAGGGTCTGTTCTAAAGTTTTTAGATAAAGTGTAGTAATCCTGATCGTATTCGACAATATCGTTTGATTGCGTGTTTATTAAGTAATTCATAACATTTCCTCCCAGCCTAATGTAAATACCCGAAGCGAGTCAACCAAGTTGAAAGATGTGCGATAATAGATTGTAGAATTATCGCCTACGTGCCGCCTAACGGTTCCTCGACAATGATTTGCCGCCCCCGTCACAAGATCGTTTGGAGTCGCAGAATTTCCCGTTCCTTGATCCGATTCGAACCCAGAGGTAACGATCATCGAAGAAAACCCAGTCCCATTAGGGTCATATTGAAATGACATAATGCTAATTGTATTTGGCGGGCAAGTAACTGCTAAAGCCGTTCTACTTGACGTTGAAATCGAAGCACTAGACGATAACTCTAACAGACGATCGCGCAGAAAAAAAGTATAACCGGCTGAACTAAATACCCATTTTCCACGTCTAATATTTTGACTAGCATCCGTCGCTAAACTAGCCACATACTTCTTTTTAGTATACCCACTTGGGAGCGTTGGGCTAGTTTTACTTGCTGAAAACAACGAATCACTGGTTTGTGTTGTCGGATTATAAATTGCAAACAAATAATAAAATGTATCTGCGGCTACCGTTCCGGTATCAAGTCCACCAGCGTTTGTCCCCTCTGCCCATGCTGCATCGATCTGCTTGGTTATGGCTGATAAAGTGGCCTGCCCAGATTGGTCGTCAAAATCAAAATTGCCGGCTGTAAAATCAATATCGTGGTCGGCATCCGTACCGTTGGCTATGATAATCTGTTTTGGCAATAGCCGAAGTGCTGGTATCTCTAAAGTAGCTCGAGCTGTTGCAGCGTCCGCATCGTCTAAAAGCGTTTTAGCAAACGCGCTAATACCCAACGTTGTCAACGCAGTAGCAGCATCGGGATCATCAATAAGTGCTTGCCCAAATTCTGATACTGCATAGTCGCCTACCGAAGCTCCGGGCCCCGCTTCGGGAACCCCCGTAGTGTTATTAAAAAACATATACTTGCCCTTTCGCTCGTCAAGCGGCGGGAGCTCAATAGGCGAAGCCCCAGTATCTGACGGCGACTGACGGATTGTCCGCTCGCCATCTCTCTGAACTTGCTGTATAAGAGCAATAATTTTATTTAATGCCAAATTCATAGCGGCCGCGCGGAATGCCCCCGACGTTGGGAACCCAGTTGTTCGCTCCGCCGGTATATCGCGAAAAAGCGTGACGTTGTCGTTTAATGCTAAGCCGGTGCTAAAAACAACTTTACCGCCAGCTAAACCATCCGCCAGATCATCCGCAGTGATACTTGACCCGTCGGAGTTTTTAACTGTATAATCCGTAGTCTCCGTTTTAAGTACATCATTAAGATATACTTTTATGTCGGACGTTTCATAAATCACATACGTAAATACAAAGTCGGTCTGGCCTGCTGTAGCCACATATTGATGAATTGGATTTATATCGTTTACTGGTACATTTGCCATGGTCTATCTCCTATAGTATAATATCATTTCTCATTCGGTGCAAACCGACTTACGGGCGCTTCTTTGCCGTCAACAAAATATTCTTTTTTATCCGACACTGCCCGAGCCGTAATCTCTGGGTATTCAAGTAATAATCGATCTTGTGCCAGTTTCACATCTGTCTGATACAGTTTTCGCAAGGCTCCGCCGCGAGTCGCCGTTGGGGGGCCAATCTTTTCCATTTCTTTAGCCGGTATAGCTGGCAACGACTGGTATAGTGGTGACTTTGTGAATTTTAACATCTTGTCATACGTCCCTAACTCGCCTATCAACTCTAGTAATCTGTTGTATTCGTCGGCATTTAAACGCGCCTGCCCTATTGGAGTGGGTAACCGACGACTGGGCTTACTAATAATAGTACCGTTGTTTAACTCCTCAATTGCAAGTTTGTCGTTTGCGCCATATTGCGTCAACGATAACGGAAGTATATTGCCTACCGCTGTTGAACGCCTTGGAATCGGTCGCCCAAATTTATCAAGTTTGTCCTCGCCTAAATTTAATCGAGCCAGTATACTTTCCCACAACGTATCGGTTTGTTTTTTATTGTCTTCAAAAAACCGAGACGTCCAAGCTACTGCGCCCGGGACAGTCAAACCGGTGACTAAACTCTTACCGGTTCGCTTCAACCCATACTCGTCTTGTTCCGTCACAATGTTAAATAGATCGCCCAATTGCCCCGTGAAGTTTGAACTCGCCATCTGATCGGCAGTCCCAAGTATACCCGCAGCTATATAATTCGTAATATCTTCGGCAAGGTCGTCCTCAATAGTATCGCCGTCCATGTAGTGAAACAACTCCACCACATTGGCCGCTCGGATAAATGGCGCGCTCAATGGGCTAAAATCGTTTAAGCCAATAACTGTATTACCGATGCGCATCGAGTTTTCAAACATACCCGCATTGTCTAAAGTAGCCCGCTGTCCCGGATCTTTTATGACCGACCCGCGAGTTAAGCCATCATACGCCGCCTTAAAGGCCAATACGTTGACTCCGGTGGCTATAGACATTCGACCAATGGCTAAATCTCTCTCACGGCCGGCTCCGCTGCGTAATGCTTTTTGAGTTAGTGAATCTCCGCGCACATTTAACAAACTGAGTGGCGACTTTGCCAACTCGTATTTAGTCAAATTGTAAGTGGTCTTTACAAACGGGAACAGCAAGTCGCCACCCGGTATGTTGCGAACTAACGACTCGGCGGCTTTACCGACGCCCGTGAGGTCTTCCGTTAAACTCACGCGCTTGGCTTCGGCTCGTGCTTGTCGGCCAGCGGTAACTTGTTGCGCTAATGTTTTATTTTTTAGCGAGCTTAACTTTTTTGTGTCTAAAAAGTCTTTCAAGTTTTCTTGCTCCCAAATATCTGTAGACAGCTCTTTTACTCGAGCATTAAACGCTTCTCCCGTCAGCCCTTCGTTTGTCGCCCTAGAGATAGCTCGCGCCTTAAGCTCTGAACGAAACACAATCGCTTGCCCCACATGGTCCTTGTTGCGGTAAAAACCAAGTACAGGCTCCATTGCCGACGTTGCGTAATCTAAGCCCCGTAAGGCCACGTTGTCTGGCCGCCCAACTAAATCTGCAATTTTAACGTCAGTCTCTTGAACGTTTAATTTTGTACTTGAATCCAACCTAACCGACTTAGCTTTTTCTGCCATGTCGTCCAAAAACCCCCGAACTCCAGTTTTCAAACCTTGAATAGGCCCTTTCTCAACCACGGCTTCGGCACCTTTTTTAGCATTTAATTTTGCAATCTTTGCCGTGCCGACCACAACTTGTTTCCAATACTCGGTGTATCCCGCCGCTAACGCCTTAGCCTCAGTGAACGTAATATCCGTTGCCTCAGTCGCTTGTCGAAACACGCCGTTGCGATACGCCTCGTCAACGAATCCCGCCCAGCCTTTTTCTTGCTTAATCGTTTTTGCTGCTTTGGCCCCGCGTCGCGCCGAACTTACTGTAGCCCCCGCAACCGGTCTGCCAACTTCCCACGTATGCCGATACATATCTGATGTCACATCCCGGGCCATAGACACTGGTGAGGATAGTAGAAAACTTTTAAACCGACGAGCAATCAAATCGTTGACATCTTTAACTTTTTTAAGCGTTTGTTTACTTGGCCCGCCAAGAAAACCCGCAACGTCACCGCCATTTTTTGCCAGTTGAATAAGTGCTTTCGCATAGTCAATCTCGTCTTCTATAGTAAGTTTCCCCTCCGCCACTAGCTCCTGCACGGAATTGAACCACGCCACACTTTCCCTCTTGGCTCGAAACTGCACACCCCGGGCAGCCCCGGAGGCTACGTCTCGCGCCGTACGCGCTATCTTCGTAAAGTCTTCCGCCACCCCCGCAACCGCCCTTGCCGCTTGCACATCGCCAGCGTTAACTAAAGACTCTAAATCCGTAAACGCTTTGGTCATCTCTTGGTATTGGTTCTCTTGAATAACAGTTACCGCAGCAATCTGCTCGTCAACCTTTAACTCCTTAGCTGCTTTATATGCGTCTCTCGACTTTAAATCCTCGACCGTGGTGCCAAGAAGTTTTGCTGCTTCGGCTAACTCTTTTCGGGTTTTAGTTTCTTTAGCTGGCTCCTCAACCGCTTTCTTTAGTCGCTGTACCGCCTCGGGAGGTTGTGCCTGTTCCTTAGCTAATTTTTCCAAGCGGGTACGAACTTTAGCCATTTTCTCCCGTGCTGGTTTGACAGTCTTTTCGACTACCGTTCGAGCTTGGTTTACTCGAGCCATGTCGCGCACAGACCGAACGCCTTTAAGTACAAAATCGACAGCAAGCCCAGCACCTGCGCCCTCTAACGCATTAACAAACCGTGTCTCAAACGGCGAGTCCTCTGCGTCTTCTTTTAAATACGCCGGTAATTTTTTAGCCAGCTCGGGATCTACCGCCTTAACTAAACTTTCAGTTAAGGCCATTCGCTCCTCAAATCCTATAAACTCTGCGGCTGCCCCTTGCGCCGCTGCTTTTATAGCCTTCGGTACTTTAGCCGCCGCTTTAGCAACCCCCGCCGCACGAGATGCCTGACCGATTGGTAAAAACGCTGCGGCAAACTGCGTAATAGACTCCGCTACGCCCCCCGCTGCTGTTTTAGTCTCTGGGATAATTTGTTTAAGGCTTACATTTTCTTTTAAAGTCTCAAAGTCGGCGGTAACATCCGCAATTGTTAACGTATTCCCATCGGGAAGTCGTACCTCTTCGTCGCCTATTTCACTTTTAACTTTAGCCGATAGCACATCAATTGCTAAATTTTTCACGGACTCGGTTGCTTTAAGCACGCCAGCCACCGCCCCTTTAGGGATGTCCATAATCTTAGCAACAGCTTCGGGGTCTGCCGTAAGCGGGTAAATTCCATACGTTTTTTGTCGTTGCTCGGCTTCTAACTCCCGACGAACCTGCTCGTCTATCCGTTCTCGTGTAGCCACGCGGGCTGCTCGAGCCTCTGCTCCGCTCACAGTGTTCTCAATGCTGACGGCAATAGCATCCTGAAAAGTAAGGTCTTGTTGTTCGTCTAGTCTATCGCTCGCCACTGTTTAGCTCCTTTAACATTGTTTTGTATTGCTCTCGTGATATGCCCCCATTCTCAAAAGCTTCGGTTAACTCCTCTTTCGTGTTGTACGTTCCAGTATCCGGCCCCTCCATTGCTTCCCGAAGTGCTGGATACACGTTTTGTTCCGCATATTGCTTTAACTCAAGCGTCGTTTTTATCTCGCCACGCTCGTAAGCGTCTGCCATAGCTTCCATTTGGGTAGCAATTAGCTCATCGGCATTGGCTTCTCTTTCTGTAATTTGCCCCGTTGAGGCCGCGGCAAACGCCGCAAACACATCAAGCGGCTTGCCGCCGACAATTGCGTACATCCGCTCTTTAATACTATTCATCGCCGGTGATTGAAAAAACTCATTTTCTTGCTGTTTTATTGTATTCATAACATACGCCAAATCTCCCGAGCTCAGCCCCGCAGGGTACTCCCCCCTTAAAATTTCCTGTTTAACAACTTGGCCATCGCCTTGG